TATCTCCTTTGATGTATCTAATCAACTATTCAATTCAAACGAATACCTCAGGTTATGAATTAATGACTCAAGTCGCATTCATGCCTTATGAATTTCAATATACCTTCGCTAAACATTTCATCAAAAGAAAATAATAAAACAATGGAAAAAATTACATTCGTTCAAAGAGTAGAAAAAGCACAATACATCACAATTGAAATCCCTGATGTTGAGTTATTCAAACAAAAAACAAAAGAGTTTGTTGAAGAAGAAGGTTCATTGAACTTTTGGAATCTTGAAGATGACCTATCTGATTATTGTAAAGTAGTTTATGGTAAAGAGTATTCAGAAGAAGAAACTGATGGTCTCTTTGATGAATTAGATAAGATTGGAGTTGTATGGAATGACGAACAACTTTTGGTAGAATCAGAATAACTCCTTATCTTTGTAAAAATTAAAAATATGAATCAAGAACAAGTAATAACTTATCTAAAGAGTTTAGACATCAATGAATTAGGTGACCTTCTTATTGAAGTAGGTGCCTTTAGAAATTCGGAAGTTTGTAAATCAGAAGTTGAAGACCAAAACGGTATTGAACTATACTATGATGAATATCAAGGTGTAGATTATTGTGATGTCTTTATATTCCCAAGACAAAATAATTTTGTAGAATCAGAATAAATCCTTATCTTTGTTCCTCACAATTAAAAAAACACACTATGGACAAAATCAATCTAACAAGAACAGAATTAACTGAATTATTTTCAGAAATCCAAAAATTTTCTCTTGATGAAATCAATGAACACAATTCAGATGATAACTATAGCATTGAAGAAAAAAGATGGAATGAACAATATATGAGAGGTTTATCACACGGTGCTGAACTTTTAGCTAAAAATATTTTATCAACTATCAAGTATAAAAATTTGGTAGAATCAAAATAACTAATTACCTTTGTTCCTCACAATTAAAAAATAAACATTATGAAATTCTCTCAACTTAGTTACCAAGAAATCTTTGACTCAATTGAAAAATTCGCAGACGAGTATGGTTCATTTATTGACCTTGACTGTGCTGACGAAATCATAGAAAAGTTCTATGAAGATTGGTCTAATGTATCTTTATCAGGAATGTCTAAGGACGAAGCCTTTATGTTCAACTCTATGTTGGAAGCTATGGTTAAAAATTATATTAACTTAACCCTTGTAAACGCCGACTAATGAGAAACCTAAATCAGAAACAACAGAAATGGGTATTAGAGAATACCCCAATTGGTAAAGTATTACACAAAGGACGCTACAATGCTAAGATTATTGGTCACGAGCAGGGATATGTTATTATTGAAACAACAATCACAACAGAAGCCTTAGAGGAAAATTACAATATGGGATTGATTACCAAAGAAGAATTTTTAGGTGGTATATCAAAAGTTTCAACTCGTATGAATGAAATTTTATACAGCAGTCCTATTTGGCACAACTATTTTCCTGAACTTAAAAATATTAAATCAAAGTAAGATGAAAGAAATAACAATTACATCTACCGTTTATTGTGAACAAATACAGAACTTTCAAGTTACCGACGAGGTATATGAAAAGTATGTTTCACGACTTGAAAAATTAGAGATTGAAGATAATCAAGAAGAGCTAATTCAGTTGTATCTTGAACTTGAAGAAGACGCAGAAATGGTTGATGACTACATGCTTTCACAACTTGATGCTCCTGAAGTTATTAACAATATAGATTTTTAATATGAGACAGTATATTGGTGGGGTGTATAAGGTTTCAATCATAGTTGATAACTACAACTCGTTTGAATACCCATCAGAATCATTTAGACCCATCAAATTACCCGTTTATAAGATTGGGTATGATAAGTTAGGGAAAAGATATCAGAAGGTCACCAGAAGTCCTAAAATGAGAAATAAGATACTCAGAGAATTAAAGGTTGAACCTACTATGTTGAAGGACCTCCTGCTGATTGAGTTCTAACAGTTACAGGTCCATACCAACTTGGGTAGAAAGAACGACCAGCTCCCATAGCCATCGCATTTCTAAAAGCAGAATCTCTTTGTGGTAACAACTTACCGATTTCAACTGTGTTGTATTTCGGAAAGTTTGATGCGAAGGCACATAGGTATCTTCTCATATTGTTATCGTAGAACTCAGCAGTTGAACGAGCATTGTTCTTTAAGAATTGGAATGTCTTAAAATCTATATTAGACCCTTGTTCGGTTCTATTAGCAACCAACCCAACATTCATCCACTTAACAAAGAAGTTGTCTAATCCGTGATAATAAGACCACGCAATAGTGGTTGGAACAATGTAGTTGTCCAATAGAAACTTGTTATCACCAGCGATTGTGTTACCACTAACTTCCCTAAGAATCTGTTCATACAAAGCTTGACCAAGAGTTTCTTGGATATTCAAATTTTGGGCAGTTTGAATACAAAATCTTAACTCACCTGAGTCAACATTGTCGTTAATTGCCGTCCTATTTTTAAGGACCTCCTCAGAAATAAAATATACATCAGTCATTATAATGCGGTATTTTGTATGATTTCAAGTTTAACATCAACACCAGGGTTCACAAGTTCAATCAAAGGTTTTAACTCTCTAATCAAAAACTTCTGTGTTGGAATAATTGATGTATTCAAAAATAACTTTTGAGCTGTCTCCAACATCTCAGCACTTGAGTTGAACCCCGTCGGGGCTGGAAGCCCGATAAGGCTTCCATCTGGAATTTTATGTCCTGATAGTATCTGTCTTTGAACAAGCTCAAAGACCTCTTGGTAAAATCCTTGTTGAAGGTTTGATGAAATCTGTGTGATTTCGGGCTTTCCTTCGCTACCTTCTGAATAGCTTACGGTAACTTTTCCTGCGTTTTTAGCACCACCATATCTCTCTTCTATTCTTTGTAAGATGGTTCTTTCCTCTGTCTCTGACTGAGGGAATCCATCACTAAAGTGAACCCATAAAGATGGATTAGCTCCGTTGATAAGATTAGCTAAGTTGTATACGGTTATCTCGTGGTTCAATCTAATGTCGTTTATCACACTCAAATATTGAGGTGACCCATAAGCCCAATAAGCAGGATTCCTGTCTCTAATGTGGACTATTTGTCTATCTGTGAAGTTTCTTGGGTCAAACTGATTGAACTCAATAACACCAGCTTTTTTATACATCAACCAATCTCTACAATAAAAATATTTCTTAACTTCCAACTCAGCATTTTCAGGGACACCTACTCTCATATACTTTGATGGGATGTAATGTAAACCTGCTAATCCTTGAGACCTATCTTGTTTCCATACCACTTCCAAGAATAGATTACCTGTGATGATATAATCAAATACCATATCTCTGAACACATCGTTCAAAGTTTCTTTGTCTGTAAGTTTGTAGTCAGTAACAAAACCTTGACCAACGATATTATCAATCTTACTTCTTACACACGCATTATGAATTGGGGAGAAATCTAAAAGGTCATACAAACCATTTACGAAATGGTTCTCAACACCCCAAGACACCCACGGCTGATTTCTTACAACTCTTTCTTCAAATTTTGTAATGGTATCAATGCTGAATCCGATATTTTGAATTATTTTTCTCATTAGTTTTGGTATACAATAAATACATCGTTCGTTCCACTATATGAAATCTCTTGGATAGGGTCTTCTGATTTGATGACCACCATTCCTTCATACACATAGTCATACGATAATGCTGGGTTTAGATTAGTTGTTGAAACTTGTTCGTATATTTTCAAATAATACTCACCAGGTATGAAATGTAAATTAACACAATTTGATGAACTAGTTCCGATATAGTTTTCAGCTTGTGATAAATTGATATTGATATCAAACAAATCATAAGCAGGCTCATAACCAACCGTAATGGATGGGTCTCTATAAGGTATAAATTGCCAAGCTTGATTGGACAACTTATGTCTCATAGTCCATAAGAATGTAACATTACCTGTAAGATTTTTATTTCTTGAACAGGTAGCTATCGCTCTTCCAAATTGTCCTTGTTGTAGTATTATCATAGCTTTCTAAAGTTTAACATCCCGTGCTCCCATCAACGGTTATGTATAATGATTGTATTCCACTTCCAACATAGTTGTATACTTGACTACATGCGAATCCTGAGTTAGGACAATTTGAATTATCTTGAGCTAAGATATATCCACCAATGGTATCAAAATACAGAACATCACCATTGTTTAACCCTGTGATTGTTGTATAATAATTACAAGTTAAAGCATCAATATTTCCCACACTCACAGTTCCACCATAGTTTACTTGGTATTGTAAATACGCTTCTTGAGTTCTGAATTTAGCATAAATTAAAAGTGAACCAGCAGAAGCAGTTCTACTTGGAGTTGGTGTTAATGTCGGTGTTTTAGTAGGCGTTGATGTGTTAGTAGGAGTGACTCCAATCGTTCCAGTTTGGCTTGGTGTAACCGTCGGAGTTCTTGTTTGAGTTGCGGTAACACTCGGTGTAACACTTGGGGTTACATTAGGTGTTCTTGTAGGGCTAGGTGTGTTCGTTGCGGTCGGAGTAAAAGTTGGAAGACCAACAATATCTAAATTGATAAAGTTGATACACTCACCATCAGATTTTACTTTGATGATTGTTGTTCCATAAGGTAATGATGTTGTATAATAACCGTATGTAAATGCGGATACAGGTAAGTTGGTTTCAAATGGCGTTGTGTAACCATCCAAGTTTGAATATAAATCAAATGGTCCAACTAGTGCTCCTAAATCCGTTAATGTTATTAATACTCCGTATGCCATAATTTTTAAGGTGTTGGTGGGATATGATATGGTTCTATTCTACATGCTAAAGCTCTTGAGAAACTAGCACCTGAAGGAACTCCTGTTGAACCACTCCAAGAAATACCATCATAAGAATAGAAAGATTTAGCTCCATTATTAGCGGATACAACATAAGTTGTTCCATTATAAACAATTGTTTCAGGTGTTGTAAATGCTGATTGAGTTATACCTGTCCAAGAAATACCGTTTGTTGAATGTGCCAATTGGAATGTTGGTCCAGTTCCAATCGCTAACCATTTAGTTCCATCCCAAGTAATATTTGTAACCTCAGTAGTTATTGGTGATGTTGTTCCTGTCCAATTTATACCATCATAAGAATAACCTAAAGTATTTGGTGATACTTGTCCGCCAGCAACCCACATGCTTCCATTATACCATACATCTCTAATATTACCAGGTGTGAAATTTGTGGTTGTAGTTGCTGACCAAGTTGTTCCACTGTTATCAGAATATTTTAAATCACTATTACCACCCGCAACAATTCTGCTTCCATTGTAACCAAATGTTCTTATTAAAAAGTTAGCCGTTGATTTATAAGTCCAACTTATACCATTTGTAGATGTGTAAGCACTACTTCCAATACCTGCTAACCAAAAATCACCAAAGAAATATACATCTTTAGCACTGAAACCACTTGTTGTAGAATCAAACGCTGTTGACCAATCAATACCATTATTTGATGAATATAATATTTGAGTTTTATTAGGAAGTTGGTTATCTGCTGTAGCAACCCAAACATTATTTCCATAAGCAATCTCTTGAACTGTTACTCCTGTGAAATTAGAATTGGTTGAGACATAAGATAATCCATTATTATCAGAATAGTAGATTGTGTTATCAGCTCCAATTAGAAATCTTATACTTCCAATGTTTGGTGTTTGGCTAGGAGTATTAGTTTGAGTTACACTAGGTGTCGGGGTGAAAGTTTGAGTCGGAGTCGGGGTGGGAGTCGGACAAATTAAAGGATAAGATATTGACCTTGTTGTTAAATAAACACCTGGACTTGGATATGAAATTCCTGATGATAATGTTGTGCCAGTTCCAATAACAACTGCTGTGGAAGGAGGGACTCTTGAAATCCAATAATTTGGACCAGCAACAAAACCAATAGTATAAATATCATTTTGAAATAATTGATATGATGTTCCACTTAATGAACCATCAATCAATGGACCAGTCGCTCCTGAAAAATATCCAATAGTAGTTGCCGAATATGTTCCATTAACTCCACTGTATGTCCCCGTTACACCACTTAAAATAACTTGAGAAGGACATATAAAAGTCGGAGTAGAAGACGGGGTAACACTAGGAGTTTGTGTTGCGGTATTAGATTGAGTCATTGTATTGGTCGGAGTCATTGTATTGGTCTGGGTTACGGTCTGAGTAGGAGTCATTGTATTTGTCGGAGTTACACTTGGTGTTTGTGTGGCAGTGTTAGTTGGTGTGTTTGTCTGAGTTTGTGTTTGTGTGTTTGTCTGAGTTTGTGTTTGTGTCTGAGTAGGAGAGCTTGTTTGAGTTAAAGTGGGGGTGGGCGTAGGACAACTTACAGGATATGTAATATAATAATTATTATTATTATCAAATCCTGGACTTGGATATTTTATATTACTGATTGTGCTCAAAGTAAAATCAAGAACAATTGTTAAACCAGGAGTTAAACCAACAACATAATTATCTGTTCTTTTAGTTATACCATAACCATTTATAGAAGGATTAGATTGGGTTATCGCATATATTGTATAATAATTTGTTCCATCAAATCTTCCATAAGCAATACCATAATTTCCATCTGAACCTGGTGTATCAAATACCCAGTTTGATATAGTTGAGAAGAATACATAATTAAATGTTCCGCCAGACCAACTCGTCAATCTTGTATAAGTTCCATTGTATTCTGTTAAACCTGAATTCGTTGAATTGATTGTAATTTCTTGAGGACAAACGGGATTCGGAGTGGGTGTAGGGCTAGGAGTTTTAGTTTGTGTTTGTGACGGAGTTTGTGTTTGTGTTTGTGTTTGTGTCTGTGTTTGTGTCTGTGTTTGACTGGCAGTATTTGTCGGAGTAACTGTATTAGTAGGAGTTACCGTCGGAGTCTGGGTTGAAGTGGGGGTCGGTGGGAAATCTTGATACTGAGCGCTACCTGAGAAAGCACAACCAGGTTCTACTCCTTTAACTTTGATATCCCATATCGGTCTTAGTTCACCAAGATATGTTGACCATTTTGTTTGTAAAAATTGACTACCCATTAATTAATTTTAATTTACCAACCTGAATAAACATATTTTGTTTTAAGATAGTTTACAACATTGTTATGTTCTGTTGTAGTTAATTCTCTGTTATAATATAACCACTCAAACATATAAACATTTTGTGTGTAATTATCAGGACCATCACTGCTGATAAGATATCTACTTAATGTTGTTCCTGTATAAGAACCTGATGTTCCACTTGTTGAGAAAGAACCATTTATTGTTCCATACATATTAGAACTATTTCCTGAAGAAATTAACAGTGATGCTGTATTTATCGGAGAAAAATTGATAGTTCCTTTATAGTTAGCGACACTACTAGCACTACTAGTTTGACCATAACCAAATGAATAGGATGTTCCAGATGCTAATGAAATATACCAACCTGCTGGAGTAGGAGTCACAGGTTTATAAACCATATATTGTGTATGTGCTGTTACTGATGTATTTGATGTTGAACCAGTATATCCAATACTTGGTTTTACAAATCTAACTGCTGTTCCTGTAAATCCAGTTCCAAGTGTTATTCCTGATTCTATTGATGGTTGTTGAATAGCAACTGATTGAGTTGCTGAACCACCTAATAAACCATAGTTAGTCCAAGATGAAGTAGTTGCTCCACTATTAGACATAAACCATAATTGTAGGTTTGTTACACCTGATGGACTGAAAACAGTTGGCGTTGAGCTCGGAGTTGGTGTGACTGTATTAGTTGGAGAAGAAGTGATACTCGGAGTTATACTAGGAGTTGGTGTCGGAACAGGAGAAGCCCACTCATCATATCTCCATTTATCACGAAGATAATTCTGAACTGCTACTCTTTGTTGATAGGTAAGTTCTCTTGTATAAATCATTACCTCCGCTAATTCCATACCAGCATTTTGTGCTGTTAAAGTTCCACCTGAAACCACAGATGCTCCAATAATAAACGAGTTAAATGTTGTTACTGGTGTTCCTGTAATTGCTGTTGTGTTTGTTGCTCCTGATTGGTTGATTTCCAAATATTGATTACCCGTTGGATAAGGTGCTGCTAATGTAAGTAAGAACTTATCATTCAAGTTGGTAGCACTATATGAATAACTGTAAGCGTTTGTTATTCCGCTATTTTGGAGTATGAAAGAAGAAGAGTTTAAACCAGCACCGAAATTATTATTGAATACTCTTGGTGGCTGATTTATCAATGGTGTTATTGGTGTGAATCCACCGTTTGTTGTGTTACCTGAATATAAGTAGAATTGAGCACCAAATCCATTCGCATTTGTTGTTCCTGAATAGTTATAACCCGCAGTAGTCATAACATAGAATGCGGTAATACCTGCTCCTGTAATAACTGTGCTATCAAATCTTTGTGTTAAGAATTCTCTTAAACCAGCTGTAGCACTCTTGGTAAATCTAACAATCTTTGGATTACCAGGTAATGATGTTGAACCCGACCACTGAGGCATTGTATCAGTTGTAGTCCCTGTTAAAGTTTTACTATAAGTTCCAATACTTCTCCATGCTGAAACATAATCAGTTCCACCTGAAGTAATATAATCTATTGAACCTATATTGGTTGAGTCATACCATAAGTCAGGTGTTGATGGTAAAATATAAGGAGTTGAAGAAGGTGTTAAAGTCGGTGTGGCAGTATTAGTTGGTGTGTTCGTTTGTGTTTGTGTCGGAGTGAAAGTTGGGGTCACACTAGGAGTCGGAGTAACATCAGGTGTCGTTCCACCTTCTTCAGCTGGCACGGCATTGATAACATAACCAGTCAGAACTGCTGAACCCAATTTTGTCTTTTGGGACAATGGTTTCATCAATTCATTAATATCATCCTTCTCAACCTTGATAAAATTTGTTACTGGTCTGTATGACCTACCGTTCCATACTAATCTCATATTATAAAAATGTGGCTAAATAATGGGGGACAAAGTCCCCCACTAATATTATTCAATCAATTAAGATTGGAATGTGAACTGAGGAGCAACTGCTGCTAAAGTAGTTGTTACTAAGATTTCTCTTGAAGCGTCAGGTTCACCACCACTGATTGTAAGAGTTACCCCGTTCAAATCATTGTAGTTTTGTCCTGTGCTCATGCTACCCGCAGAAACAAGTCCGCCGTTAGCTAAGAATACCATCCAATATCTTTCGTTATTGTCTTTAACAATAGCGTTGATTTCGTTTTGTTTAACTAAGTCAAAGAATAAATTTCTTAATGACTGGTCTAATTTTGGAAGAGAGATTACAAGTGAAGGTGCGAATGTAACAGATTGTGCTACATCGTTAACTTGTATTTCTTCCGTGAAAGAGCTGGATTGCTTTACCAATTCAAAATTAAACCAAGTTCCTTTACCAGAAAATGATGTAATTTGTTCTGAAGCGTTTTCAGTATAACCAGAAATAGTATTTCCGCTTGTTCCCAAAATCCACATCTCTTTGATACCTCCGATTGAAGCATTTCTACAATCTAAAGTATATCCGTCTGAAATATAACAACTCATATTATTATGTTTTTGTTTTTTTTTGGTTTATTATCTAGCGATTACAAATGAATCTATAGAGAATACTCCAAGACCATATACTAATCTAGCGAAGATTTTAACGATATCTTCATACGGGTCATACATACCTTTAATTTCAATACCACCGTTATCTGTAGCATTCATACCAACCATAAAGTAAGAAGCTGGACCAGCTACTACTCTTGATTGACCATCCAAACCTTGTGTAGGGATGATTCTTACATTTGTTCCTGGTAACATTACTGACCACTCTTGACCTTGAGCTGCTGATTTATCATCAAAAGAGAATAAGTTCACATAAGAACTGTTTCTCATTGAAGCAACTAAAGCTCTATAATCAGAGTAAGAACAGAACATAGCTAAGTCATTTCTGTGTAATACATTCGCAGGGATATTTTGATAATAAGTTGAGAATACAGTTAAACCGTTTGTAGAAGTAGCCGCAGTGTAAGTTACTTGTGTAGCACCATTACCTGAAGTGATTAAAGCTAAAGCTCCGTTAAAACATTGGTTGTTATATTCAGTAGCACCTGTTGCTGTTGTGTTTCTCCATAATTGTTTTTCTACAGTATCAGCGATTCTGTTAGAAATATCTTGGATTACTAACTCTTCAAAAGGAACTGACTCTTGGAAGTTTGAGTTAGATAATCTTTGACTTAAGAAATAGTCATAAAGGTCGTAAGCACAAAGTGATTGGTTAACCTTTTTATTACAAGTTTCAATTGTTACTTGGTCAATATTTGTTTGTCCTGAAGCATTGAAACCACAAGAACCGTCTTGTAAGTAGATATCGTTTGTTAAAAACCCTACTTGTTGTGTCCCTTTAATATTTGGACGAATTGTAGCGTAACGAGGTAACACCTCACCTAATATACTTTTGATAAGCATATCAGTTGCGTTTTGGTCAATCCAAACATCAAGTTGAGAAAGATTGTATGCGAATTTTTCGTTCTTTTTCATATCTTTTAATTTGTTTTTTGTTTTTTATTTATTTGTTTCTTAGTTCTTTAAGAACATCAATTCTGAAATCTTGAAAAGTTTCTTTGAAGTCAGCTCTCTTTTCAAGAGGCTTTCTTTCAGGAGCATTTTTGAATGTTTCAAAATCGTTTTTAATAGAACTTATTTCTGTTTTGAACTTACCGTTCATTGAGTCAACAACTTCTAAAAGTTGACTGATACCCAATTTGATTTCCTCCAATTGTGAAGTGAAATCTGTAGACATGCCTTCTACATTTTCTCTTTGGACAATTTTACCATCCACTGTTTGAATTCTGATTTTAACCTCTTTACCCTCAGTATCTTTTAATACTACTTGGTGTTCACCGTTTGGTGCGGGGGTCTTTTCTCCGTCAGCACCAACAACATATACTTCTTCACCCACATCAAATGTTGGTGATTCTAATGTTTGTCCTTGAGCGTCTTTAGCTTCAGTCATTTTGATTTTAGAGTTTTCCACTTCAACTTCGTCTTCAACAACTTGTTGTTCAGCTTCTTTTACATCTTCTTCAATCTTCGTGATTGTAGATTCCTCATCAACTGTAAGGACTAATCCTTCTCTTGTTGTGTGGACTCCAAATGGAGCAGGGGTTAATGTTGAATCGCCAACAACATATAATGTCTGACCAATTCCAAAATCACTATCTAAGTTGTTAGTGACTTTAGTTTGACCATCCATTAATACCGTAGCGAAAAAACTTTCTTTCTTGAATTTCAAACCGAGTAATTGGACAATTTTGTCTATTGCTTGTGTAGCATTCATAATTACTGATTTATTTGATTTAGAATGTTTATTATTTCTTCCAATAAATAGTCATCATTATTGGATGAAGAGAACTTATATTCAAAATTCCCTTCTATTGAAATTCCTTTTACTTGTCCTTGTTTAATCATATCCCAAACTTCTTGATTATCAATACGAAATCCTACCATCCAGGTCCCAACAGGAACTTGTTCAGGTGTGTAACCTAATGAGTAAGCTTTGTCTTGTTGACCGTTAACAATCCAAGATTCAACTAAATACACATCTTCAAACTTAACATCTGAATGTTCGTAGTTAGTTTTGTTTGTTCTACCCTCAATTAAAAATCTTTGAGCCATACGCTCAATCGTTTCTGGTTTGAATGTAACAAAATATTTCTCTCTTGTTACCTCATCCAATCTTGGAATAAGAATACCAGGTTTCATTGCTGGTGAATATATCATTCTCTTTTCCTCGTCTAACGAGAATTGAGTGGACATCTTTTGTTTCTTTAATGAACATGCTTGGAACATTCCCTCACCCAAATAATCTACTGGCTCATATGAACCACCACATCCACATCCGAATGACCACTCCTTGGCATCTTCTTTATTTTTGAATATTGCTAATCCCTGTAAGAAACCAGCAGGTAAAGCTTTAAGTGATGTTGGATTTTTAACATTGATACCCAATTCTGAATAAGCTCTTCTAGCATCAGCTGAATTATCAATTGCTTCAGAAATCATATATCCCTTTTTCTTCAACTCTTCAGCTTTGTATTTCTTAAACGCATTTCCTGCGTTAGGTCCTTGTGGGAAATCTGATAAATAAATCTCATCCCATTTGAGACCAATTCTATCTAACTCTCTTTCTGTTTCTCCTGTTCTTGATTTCTGTCTAGCTGATACAATTACGATTCTATGGTCTTCCCATTTTCTATTCACATAATCTACCGTCTTCTGAATTGGTGAGTTACCTCTAACCAATGTATCATCAACATCAACAATGATTACTCTTGACTCTGAACTTCCAAATTCTTCTTTGGACATACCAACTGATTGTGGACTCCTTGAACCATAATCAACAGGAGGGTTAACCATGCCAGCCATATTTGGTGCGGGGATTTGATAATCAGCATCCTCTTTCATCCTTCTGGCGTTATTTGTAATCTTTGTTTGTTCTGTTTGTTCTGAGGTAATACCTGCGATACCTGGTGAGAACACAAGTTGTAACCAATAATGTCTACAATTAGCTCCCATTTTATATTGAAAACAATCTACAGATGTTCCTTTAGGTCTTGGAACTAATTTATATGAATTAGGTGCTGCTTCAAGTGCTGAAGATAAAGCAACAATGTCTTCATATCTGAAAACAAATTGTCTACCACCTAACATCCTTCTACACATTTCTCTTGATGTTTCAATAAGTTCTGAACCAAAACCAACCATATAGACATATCTAAATCTTTTGTTACCTAAATCTTGTGATGAGGCTTCACCAGGTGTTGTAATAATTTGAACGAATTGTTCTGGTTTCATTTTGTTGAATTTCTGACCCATCTCTTTTCTAATCTTGTCTGCGTCAACTTCATTAACCTCATCAATTACCCAACCTTGTTTTAATAGCTCTTCTAATTCAACACCTCTATCTTCAATATATTTTTGAATTTCTGGTGATGTCTCTTGATTGATTTCAGGGTTATGAACATCACAAGGCATGTAAACAACTTTACCATCTACCATATGTTCGTGTGAACCATTACAACCAATAACTTGTGCGTAAGTCGCAGCTTCATCAGCTGACTCAAACACTGGCATTCCGTTAATCATTGTTGTGCCAAAATATAAACCATCGGTATCAATTGTTCCATCAGAACAACCACATCCACAACCATCCACTTCAGCGAAATGTGAATCCCACATCCCATAACATTTTCCAGCTGCTTCTTCAGCTGACTTACCTTCGTTTCTAACATACGCAATACATCTACTAATATATGATTCTTTATCTTCACCTGAATTAGGTTTAACAAATGTTTCCTCTGTCTTTGTGAATCCTTCTATTGGAACGCAATTAGGCACCATTTTTCCGTCTTTCTCCTTCATGCCTATCATCTCATACCCATCGTAACAAGGCTCCTTAAATTCGGTTGTTCCTGAAGTTTGTGACCAAGGCGTTAATGAACCAACATCATATCCCATTTCTTCTTCAATTCTTTGAAGGTATTTTTCTGACCAGTCAAGAGCTTCAACACCTCCCCAAGAATCATATGCGAGCAATCCGCACGAACCTTCATAACTCTTTGATGTCTCCAAATCTTTTTTGTGACGAGCTAGATAAGAATACATTCTTCTAATCGTTTCAATTGAGATGGGTTCACCCTTAGCCAGTTGATTCAATCTGTTCTTTCCTACAGGAGTCATACAACTACCGTATCCGTTCTCATCTACATACTTCTTGGCTCTTTGAGCGTTATCAATGATATACTGAGGATAGTCATTTACCGTCTCCTCAAATCCTTCTTTAGAGAACCACATAAACTCTGTCTCAATAGCAGGTTGTAATACCAATGCGATTTCTTCAACTCTGGTATCACCACTTAATGCTTCATCAATATCTAATTCAATTACTCTTAGTGCCATAATATTATATTTTACTTAAATCGTCTAATCTTTTGGAAATAGCTTGTTCATTTGTGATTTCACTTTGAAGAACATAAGCTCTTAATGGTTTTTGTTTTTGTGAAGCTATCGCTTCAACTATTCTTGAATCATCAAAATTATTTACAACTAATGGTCTACCACCACCTGATTGGTTAATTGTAGATAACAAATCTCTAAAGTTAATTGTGGATTGTCTATTGATGATTGCTTCTTGTCCTTCAGCGATAACTCCCATTTGAGCCAAAGGAATTCCACCTTGTTCGTGACTTGGACCAGACAATAACATTCCACCCTGAGCCTTAACAAAACCACCTCTTCTCATCGCTTGTGCGTTGGATATTTGGTCGTTAATTATAACTACCTGAGCCAATGTTAATGCGGCGTTTACACCCGCTAGAATCGGTCCTAAAATCGGTCCAAACTCAGCTAACGCTTTAACGAATGCTTGAGCACCATTAGCGATAGCTTGAACCAATGAAAACTTTAATGAATCAATTCTAGCTTTCTTCTCAATCTCTTTAGCTTTCTGTTCATACTCAGTTTGTATTTCTAATCTCTTAGCTGCGGCAGCTTCACTATCACCCACAACTAATTCCAATGTTTTCTTTTGAGCAATCTTTAATCCTTCTAAATCTGTTTGAACTCTTTCTCTTGATAGAGCTGAAATCTGATTAAGGGTTGAACTGAATACTTCAATTCCTTTTACAATGTCGTTATAAGTTTGTTGTTGTGCGTCTTTCTTTTCCTTCTCAGCTTGTTTGGTTACCTCAACTTCTTTTTTCTTGTAAGCTTGATATGAAGCTAGTAATTGTGCGTTGGTAGTATTGGAAACATCTATACCTTGTTTTTCTAAATCTATTCTGAACTGAGCTAAACCTTTCACATCGTTCTTGGTTTCATCAATTAACTTTTTCTCTTGTTTCTGTTGAACTGTTCTAGCCCCGATAATTGTCTGACTAATTGCGTCTATGTTCTGAAAGATAACACCACCAATAGCTTCACCTAATTGAGCACCTGATAATGTCTTTGTTAACTTTCCAACCTCTTCATTGATTCCAATTACATCTTGTTCTACTTTAACAAGACCATCTGAAAACTTGGTTAAAGCTGATATATTATCTTCAACAGTTTTGGTTGCCTCAGGAGATATGATAAACTTATTGTTACCTGCGTTTTTAAGATTCTCGTCAATTTTAGCAATCTGACCATTTAACTTTGATATCTCAACCTCAGCTTTGTTATATTCTTCTGAACCAATCTTGGCACTCTTCTTAAAACCTTCTTGAATTGAAATCTGTTTTTGTAAGATTTCTTTTTGAGCTTTATCAAGAGCTACTTGTGTTGGTATCAATAAACTCGTTCTAAGGGTATTTAGGAACGCATCTGCGGATGCTTTGGTCTGAGCGGGGTCAAACCCTAAGTCACCAGCTAAACCTCCTTCAAACTCCTTTTTGTAGTTACCATAAACAGCCAAGACATCTCCTAACAAATATTGGAATGCGTCAAATCCACTTCTTAGTGTTGGGGCTAAACCAGATGCTAGTTCTCTTTGGTCATCAAAAGCAACATTGATATCTTTCAATCCTGTAACAAAATCTTTAAGACCTGGTTTGTTCTCAATGAATTGGAATAACTTACCATAAGCTTCAGCTAAATTATCAACCACATTTCTTTGTTGTTGAGTTAAATCAGTATCACCAAATGCTGTTTTAATTGCGTCTCTGAAATTCTTACCACCTTTACTTAATTCTTTTTCCAATAGTTCTCTATATTTTTGGAATGAATTAATGAAGTTATCTGTTGGAACATTTGATATCTTCTCAATTGTTTTGATGTATTCATTACCCGCTTTATTCAAAGCTTCAATGTTTGATTTTCTCAAGTCACCAATCTCTTTAAGTTGTTCTAATATCTTAGCCTCAAATTTTCCTTGTCCTATTCTTTGTAATACCTCATCAAGTTTTTTATTCTCTTCTGTGTATTTGGCTAAAGCATCTGTATAATTTGTTAGAGCTCTTAGTCCTTGATTGTATGCGTCAGCAACAGCCTTTCTTTGGTCAGCAGCATTTTTAGTTGCTTCTTGAGCTCTCTCTTCTGTTTTAACTTGTAAATCTAATGTCTGTTGATATTTAGCTAACTGACCTTGAACTGTATCTGTTTCAGTATAAATCTTGGTAAGTGCTGCTTCCCATTTACCACTCTCAGCAGTAATTTCTTTTACCGCTGTAACTTGGTTTTGAATTCCTGTTTGTAAATTAGCAATAGTTAAAGCACTTAGGTTACCACCTGTCTTGATTGTGTTCCATGCTTTTTCCCAAAAACTTACTTGTTCTACAATTCCCTTATTCTCAATTTCTAAAATCTTTAAGTTGTTTTCAGAAAGCTTTTGGATAACCAATTTAGCTCTAGATTCCAACTCATAAGATTTAATTTTTAACTTGATAAAATTAACACCTTCTTGAGTAAGTTTGTTTTCTTTATCAATAAATGCGTTGAATCCTGGATATTGTTTTTTAAGGTCTTCTAATGTCGTCTTCTGTAAGTTTCTTAAACCATTCAATTGTGTTAAGATAACCAATTGTTGTTTTAACTTATCAGCTTCTTGTGATTGGGCTTGTGATAATTCTGCGGTAACATTAACGGCTTTCTTTGTCTCACCTGTAAACGCAACCAACGCTCCAACTATTAAACCAACAACAGCTAAGATTGCTCCGTATGGATTAGCAGCCAGTGTTGCGTATAAAGCTTTTGTAGCGGTATTAGCGGCAGTAGCTGCGGCAGCAGAAGCGACTGTTGCGATATTAGCCGCAACGGTTCTTACAGCAACGACACCTTCAGCGGCTGAACGAGCAGCCAATGCGATTGTTAAAAGTCCTTGAGCTTGAGCGGCAGCTTTGGCTACATCCTCACTCTCAGTTCCGAATAACGCAATTGCGGCTTGAGCACCAGCGAATGACGCAGTAATCCCTTCACCAACCTTAGCGAAGGCACCAACTCTCTTTTCTAATTCCTGTCCTTTAATTGAATCTTGGAAATCTTCAAGGATACCCTTAGCACTTTTTACTTGTGATGAAAAGTCAGTGAATTGTTTTGTTCCAATCTCTATACCTTTTAATGCTTCTTCCGCATCCTTCACAGCCTTCTCAAGTTGAGTGATGTTTGTGATACTTTGTTTTACACCGTTGATGGTGAGGTTCAGTGCGATATTTTTAGCCATATCAATAAATAGTTAAATCCTTATATCATCAGCAGTCGTTCTCTACTACTTGACCTAAATTGTTTATAGTTGAAAAAGTCATTCCTGTTAATGTTTGTTTTAAGTAGTGTCCTGTTGTATAAGGAGCTACAGTGCTTCCTGAACTAGTGTAGACATAACTTAATTCTTGTAATGAAGGTGTTGAACAATAGAATGTTGTAGTTCCTGTAATCAAACCAGAACACAATGAGAATTGGTCGTCTGTTACATAACCTGTTAATGTGAATGTCCCCGCTGTTGATGGGTATGGTTGATTCGGTAATATGTTATGACTCGGTGCTGGTGGAACAACTTTATTGTAAGGTGCGACAATCTTAATCAAAGACACATCTGTAAGTTTCCAATTCACAAGGTCAGCCTCGTTAATCTTTTCAATGTTGTAGTATGCGTCCTTAAGAAATATCTTATCTGTTAAATTAATTCTAGCGATATCAATCGGATTAAATAATACTTTACCACTAACTCTTCTTACTTCAGGAGAATACAAATTTGTGAAGTAATCACCATACCATAACTGATAAAGGTTATAAGATGTGAACTGTTGAATCACAGTATTATCATCACCAAAGAAATCAAAGTTCTTATCAAAGTTTAAGTCAGATATTCTTTCAGGGTCTTGACTATCCAATGTTGATAGATGTGATATACAAGGATAAGTTGTTTGAGCTATCGGTGTTCCTCCTGAAGTCATATACCATCTTAATGGTTGAGTATTACCTGATTGACCATAGAAATATCTATTACCTGTCCAAAAGAACAGATGGTTCTTAGTTGAATAAGCAACTTCTTTTCTTGTTGGAATATCAAATCTGTATACCATTGGTATAATGATGTTCGTTGACCCACTGATAACTTCAGTTGGGGTTGCTCTGAACGGAAACTCAATTGTTTCTTCACCTGTTAAGATATCAGAATTAGCTGTAAACTTTTTTGTTCCATAAGGTAAGACATACTCATCTTCCCATTGTTTGTTTAGATGTTCTTCTTCACCACTTAGGTATTGGAAGTTATATGCTTTCTTTAATTGGAAGTTAACAGGTTCAATCTTTGTTGGACTGCTTGTGTCCCATATCTGAGTCCAATCAACTTCGTTGGCGAAGTTCTGAGCATAATACCAAGGCAATGGCTCCATCCTCAATACTTTAACACCTGGCTCTTGAACGATAACAAGGTTAAACATTTTGATTATTGATTTGATATAATCTAAACAACTCGTATCAGGGAATTGTAGTTTCATATCAACCAAGTTATTGGCGACAAATGTTGGGGAGTTGTATAAATCCCAACGAGCACCAAATCCTAACCAATCAGTTGGACCAACCCATAAACCAGCATCTCTGTAAGATGATGAAGATGGATTAAATCTTATGAATAGACCAACATAATCACCAGCGTTTAACTGGATATTGTTCATAAAAATTCTCTGATTATTTGAACTGGAATAATTGAATGCTCTGAATGAATCAACCGTTCCTCCGACTGCTGTTCTTGTTGCTGCGTTTCTTAATCTTTCAGGTGATGATGCTTTGAATAAACTAAGCCCCCAATATGTGGACACATAGTTATTGGCGTATCTCTGATTTACTTTACCCTTAAACTCAAACGAGTATAAACCTGAATAAGGTATCTGATAACAACTATTAACTTGGTCAAAGTTACCTGTGGGGTCATAACCATCTGTTGATGATATTCTACCAAAGTTAATTTGTTGTGTTACACCTTGTGAATATTGAAAGTATTGTGCGTTCGGTAATGCGTTACCGTATGTTCTAAAGATGTTTTGGTTTGTTCTACCTGAAACTGTTTCAACTCCAAGTTTTCCGTTCACACCAATATCCATATAGATGGACTTAAAATAAGCTGAATCAAAGAAGTTTGATTTAATCTCATAACCACTCGTGCTAAAAATCAAATCTATGACCTCTTTTAACCTTATGGCTGGTTTGAAATATGTTGGCGTGATAGAATTACCACTAAAGTTTAATCCCGTGTTTCCTGAGGTGCTAATTGAGAAATTGAAAGCAGCGGTTGTTGCTGTCGCTGACTGATAATCTAAACCCCAATTCACCATTGGATAAATTATCTTTCCACCAAACAATCCTTGTGTGTCTCCACTGTTGGCATACCACGATTGAAATACCGTATCGTAGTTTTGAATATGATTAAGATAGTTCCAATCAAGTTCCTTTAATGTCTTATCCGCAACCAATGAACTAAAATCTGTTACCTCTGATAAGATATAAACTTCATAATCAATTTGAGAACCAGTCCTTACAACAGAATTCAATCTTAAGAATCCTTTGAAGATATCTGTCCCTCTACATTGAACGACACATTGTCTTCTTGTTAGTGGGTCAAATCCTGTTCCATTAACCAAATAGAAATGCTCAAAGTAATCGTTGTTAACTTTTGTTCCTGGTAATCCGAATGTTTTGGAGTATGGACTTCTTCTTGTTTCAATGTCTGTTATATCCGTTTCTTGAATGATAACATTGATTGATAGGTCTTCAAATAGGTCAAGCTCCTGCCACTCGTTATTGTAGTTTAAGACAAGTAATGTTGTGTTCATATTAGCTATTCAATAATTTAATATTATTTGAGTAAACATAAGTCAATTCAACATTTGTGATAGACCTGTTACCTTTTGTTTTTCTTACGAAATCATTTCCGATAATATTGATTGGGAATAATGAACCATCTTCGTTTATAAGATATGCGTCATTAGTTGTATACAATTCTTCCAAGTATACAAAGTCAGGGTCGTTTATAAAACCTGAGTTTACAATATGTGTTTCAACAATCTGAGTTTGATAATCAGTTGTTCCTCTTGAATATGTTGTCTTGATTGGATTAGATGAACCCCATGCGATATTCCATTGTCCATAAGTTTGTCTATCAATACCGATACCTTCACTTCTATACTTTTGAAATCTAAAGTAATCCCATGCTCCGTAACGATTCTTAAACATAATTTGTGGGTTCAAGAAGTAGTCACAATTTGGAACAACATTAAATTGGAATATTTCAGACACTGCGGTATATCCTGATACACAAGGACCAGTTCCACCTGAGGGTGAGATTGTGGATGGTTGAACATCAGGTTTTAATGTCGTAGGTCTTAGTGGTTCGTTCTCACAAGGAAAGTTAGCTTTACACTCATTACAATTGATGTAAGTAGCAGCTCCAAGATAGTTTCCGTTTGAACCGTCACCACCATAAGCCACAACCTCGTAACATTGTGAGTCAATGATAATAACATCACCGATGTTTAATACTGCGTCAACGATAACTTGATATTCGGTGCCAGCACAACATCCTCTTACTAAAACATTTCTACTTACAGCAGGAGTGTTACTCGGAGTGGGGGTCGGTGTGACTGAAGGATTTACACAAGGGTTACCACAGTTAACAATTGTGAAAGCTGCTAAATCTGCGAAAGGAAAACCTGGTCCGAATGTATTACAATTCAAACATCCACTAAACGATAATGTTCCAAGTGCTGTTGCGTTGTAGTAAACTGAGTTACCATTACAATCATTATATTTTAACCATCCTGTATTTGTAATATTCAATGTCGCTCCTGATACACAACTTCCAACTGAAGGAGTTGAGCTTGGAGTCGGACTCACATTAGGAGTGGGGGTTGGTTGAACACTACAAGCACCTAAGTCAGTAAAGGTTATACCAGGTTGTGCTTCATAACTTCTAAGACAAACATTATATGATTCAAAAGGAGCTGCGAAGAATCCAACAGTAAATCCATAACAATCAATGTAGAATACCTCAGTGTAAAAATCAAAGTTATTAGTTATCTGATAAGACCTACAAGTAGTTGATGTTGATGACGGAGTAATACTCGGAGTGGGTGTGGGCGATAATCCTGGTGTTTTAGTCGGAGTCTGGCTCGGAGTTATAGATGGAGTCGGGGTGGGAGTCGGTTGGATTCCTTTACCGAATAATTGAACTTGATAATAGTCAGTATCTGACGGAAAGTCATATATGTTTTTTGGACCGACACCAATATTCAAAATGTTATAAAGTGATTCACCTGTAAAAGTTGTGTTCAAATAGTTCTGAGAACATGCTGTTGCTGGTCCTCCACCATTACTTACAATATTTGAGTAAGTTTTCTCTTCAATGAAATAACCATTTCTATCGTAGAAAGTATACTTGGCATAATAAGGTTCAGACAAATAGTCACCTCCTAAATCACCATTGGTAAATGATAATGTAAAATATTCTTGTGTTGATATCTCTCTAATTCTTGGTGAGTTAGTTAAGAACAAACAATTCTGTGTTTCTGGAAATGCTGGTTGTGGACTACCTGATAATGTGAATTGACCGATATTGAAGTATGGTAAGTTAGCGTTTCTATTGACTCCCATTGTCCCCAAGAAACACTTAAAAGTTTCAGATGGAACACCAGGTTGTCCCACTTGTGTTCCGTTCCCTGTGAACCCTGTAATGTTGGATATGAAGGTATCAGCATATTCTTCACCAACTTGAATGTAGTAATCAATTACTTCATTTGAGTATGGTCTTGAAAATGGAGTTGTTTGGTGGGCATAGATAACAGTTTCATCTTGGTAAGCAATAGGATAGTTTTGTAGATAAGAATCTAATACTCTTGATAAATCAATGATACCAAGACCATAAGGGTTTGGGGTTGCTTTACCTTGAAATACCAATGCTCCTTCAGCGTAGACATTGTATACAAATCTAAACTTTGGTTTCGTTGCTGTGTCTGCGGACACTGTGAAATAAATCCCATCAGATTTTGATGGTTGAAAATACTCAGGGTTTCTTACTATTACTGTGCTCATACTATCCTATTAAATTTACAAGACCATCATCAATTAAGTTTTGGAAGTATACCGCCATTGCTTCTTCTCCCAACTCTGTTAATTGTGTTATAACCTGGTCTTCGGCTTTGGTTAAAAAGTTGATACCCTTGTAACCTTTTTCTTTAATGCTTCTGGCAATCAAAAATGCTTTTGAATCTAATGATTGTCTTTTGAATCTACCTTGTTCATCTCTCCAATAAACTGGCTTAATTTTAATCCATCTTTTTATAGCTTCAAGTGGGGGATATGATAATGATGGTTTTCTTCCTTCATCAATCATATCGGGTAAGAACGATGGTTGAACCGTTGGAAATGATACAGCCAACATTGGGTCACCCTGTTCAATGTCTACAACCCACTCTACGGTCAAATCTCTGAGTAATGAACCCGAAGCCTTTCTTGGACTATTACCTCTCTTAAAACCACCGTAATAACCTTGAGAACGATATGGTGTAAGGAGTTGTCTTCTAACTGCCTCATACAATAACACTCTCATTTGTTCCATCTGTTCTGGATTCATAACTTACATTTTAACAAGATTGATATCCCGCTGGTTGTGGCATTCCATTTACCAAATTCCAAGTAGAGTTTGTTAGAGCATACTTAGCGAAGTATGTCCCTGCTGGTATCGTTAATCCTGTGTTTAGATATAAAGTATCTGATGGATTGTAATCAAACCAGAATTGTTTATTACCGTATAATATCACATTGATTGTTGAACTACTACATGCGTTAGGTTGAGTAGAACCTGTTGATACAGCGAAAGCATAAACACCTGGAGGTAAACCACCACTAGGACTAATAGTTGGAGTGTTCGTATTAGTTGGTGTGATTGTCGGAGTTGCGGTATTAGTCGGAGTAACATTAGGTGTTCTTGTAATTGTCGGTGTGACTGTAGGAGTGCTTGTCTGACTTGGTGTCGGTTGATTCGGTGTTGAGCTCGGAGTCGGGGTTGGGTATTGAGGACATGCGTTGATGTCTTCATAAACAATGATGTTGGCATCCAAAGCAACACCAGCAACATTATCATTAAATCTTTCAAGGAAAGGTTGAGCTGATTGTGGCAATGTGATATCAAAATAATCTTGAAGATTACCTCGTCTTATTTCCGATAAGAAGTTTCTGGCATTTAATGATGAGTCAGAAATACAATCAACTTCATTGTCCAAGTTATCGTTTAATCTATCTGCGAAGATTAGAGTTACTTGGTATGTTGTTGTGTTCTCATCATAAGTTATTGATAAAGGAACAACGAATAGAAATGGATATACCACAGTTGAACCTGAGACATTCTTACCGAAGTCAACAAGGTTACCATATCCAAATGAATTAATCATTGGATTACCTTCTTGATACTCTTGAAGAAGGCTTATTATCTTATGAAAGGTTATGTATGTTTCCATTAATACTTCTTGTTTTTCAGTTTTTCCAACTCTCTTCTCTCAGCGTCTCTTATGTCTTTATTTCTAGCTAAAGTTGATAAACATAAATAGATGGGTAGTTTATCTATATGACTCATTTTGGTTATATCGTTTTTACAGAGTTCAAGTGACGCTGTAAAATAGAATCTAGCCGTAGCTTCTTTTGGAGCCATTTGGGGAACAGATTCTTCCCTGTCTCCATCAGACGATAGGTCTTCATCTGGAACTCCATAGTATTCTTTATATTGTTTATGTATTTGTTGCTTATGAAAAAAAAAAGTTGCGACGAACCAAACCAAA